GCGCCAACGGCTCCGGCTCCTATGTGGGTAACTGCATTTATTCCACATATGAGCAATGCAGCGTTGCTGCGGTCGGATCGCGTGGCAATTGCGTTGGGAATGTCGAATATCGCGGCGATTCCGCCGCATCGCCAGCGCCGGGAAATCGTCGTAGGCGGTGAGAGACGCGCGCAGCACGGCAAGGATAGGCATGACAACGAGCCGGTTTTCAGTTCTCTCTCTCGCAGCATTGGCTGTGACACTCGTGGCATGTGTTCAGACCCCTGCGGATGCGCGCCCGTCGAAAGGCGCGCGCTCCGGCATTCCACCTTACTGCGTGCTGATCACCGGGCCGCGCGGGTGGCCGCTGCCGCAGATCTGCGAGTTCTTCGACTATCGGCAATGCCTGCAGGCCGCAGCCGACATGCGCGGCAATTGCGTGATCAATATCGATTATCCCTACGAGATCAGGAGCGCGCCGGGCGCCAACTGGTCGAAGCCGCCGCGCTGACGCAACCCGCTGAGGTTGCTTCAGGATCGGTGGATTGAGAGAATTATATCCGATCTAAGATTTTATGCCTTGACAGCGTTGCGCTGCCCGGATAGGTTTACGGCATGCTCCACAACTGGGTTCCGAAACGGGCGGTTATCGCCCGGGCTCGAACCGGCCGAGTGTCCTCCACAACCTGATATCGCTGCGCGTCGGAACATCACTTCCGATGACGCGTTGCTTTTCGACAGGGCGCCTGTGCGCGCCCATCTCATGCGGTGCCTGAAGGTGCCCGACGGTGATGCATTTCATCTCACCAGAAAAGCGAGGACGCCATGGCAGTGAAACAGAATGGACAGATCATTGAATCCGCGACCGAGGCACGCCAGGCCGAGCCTGGGCCGTCGGTGCTCGCGCTGCTGTCGATGAGTACCGGGCTTGCGGTGATCATTCTTGCGATCGTTTGGTTTGTGTTCTTCCGGACGTGACGTGAGCATCTAAGGTCACAAGCGAGTTTTCATCATGGACGACACGACAAGCGCCCGCCCGGCAGACCCGCCGGAGCGGGCTTCTGCTTTAGGTGACGACGGCGAGATCGACCCGGATATTGCCGAAGCGCGCAAGCGCGCCGGCATTGCCTTGCGCCAGATGACTGTTGCTTCCACCATGGTCTATGCCGGGGTGGGCGTGCGTGCGTCGGAACGTGCGAAGCAACCGGGCGCGAAGAAGGGGACGACCGCAAGACCGCGTACACGATCGACGGCGGAACCGGCCGCAGCGGCGGCGCCCGAGCCCGCGCCGCCTGACGCATCGCCCGTTTCAACAACGGCTGCGGAGGCCGTACGGCCATCGCGCAAGCGATTGCGGACGCATTCGCAATTCATCCTGCGGATCTCCGAGACGATCGCCGGCCAGCTCGATGCCATCGACGCCATCACCCGCGATCCCAAGCGCGGCGAGGGCGGCCCCGGCGAGGCCGAGCGCCATGCGCGCACCGTGGCGGCGCTTGCGCGCGTGTCGGCCGAGTTGCGCAAGGAACTGGAAGCCGACAGGCGGAGACGCGCCGATGACGACGACAGCGCCCGCGATGCCGGCCACTCCCGCGACGCCGATCGCCCCCGCGATCTCGACGAACTCCGTGAGCGCCTTTCTCGACGTCTGGAAGAACGGCACCGAAGCGGACCGGCTGTATCTGTGGGAGACGATGCTGCCGGGGGAGATCGACTTTCTGACTGACGATTGCTGGCAGCTGTTCGCGCATCCGCATCAATTGCCGCCGCGTGTCGCGACAAGTGGCGCGCCGTGGCTGACCTGGCTTTTGATCGGCGGCCGCGGCGCCGGCAAGACACGTGCCGGGGCCGAATGGGTGCGCGCGCAGGCGCTGGGCCAGCGGCCTTTTGCAGAGCGTGCCGCCGGTCGCATCGCGCTGGTGGGCGAAACCGAACATGATGTGCGCGAGGTGATGATCGAGGGCGTGTCGGGCATTCTCGGCGTGCATCCGCGCCATCAGCGACCGCTCTGGACGCCGTCGCGGAAGCGGCTGGAATGGCCGAATGGCGCAATTGCCGAGGTGTTTTCGGCGGAGGATCCGGAGAGTTTGCGCGGGCCGCAGTTTCATTGTGCGTGGTCGGACGAGATGGCGAAGTGGCGACAGGCGGAAGCGGCCTTCGACATGCTGCAATTCGGATTGCGGCTCGGCCAGCAGCCACGCCAGCTGATCACGACGACGGCGCGGCCGAGTGCATGGCTGAAGCGCCTGCTCGCCGATCCCGCCACCGCGGTGACGCGGGCGGCGACGGCGGCCAATGCGTTTCACCTGGCGCCGACATTCTTGAAGAATGTGATGGCGCGCTATGCCGGCACGCGGCTGGGGCGGCAGGAGCTGGATGGCGAGATCATCGAGGACCGGCCGGATGCGCTGTGGTCGCGGGCGCTGCTGGAACAGTGTCGCGTGGATGCGGCACCCGACCTGCAGCGCATCGTCGTGGCGATCGATCCACCGGCGTCATCGACCAAGCGCGCCGAGGCCTGCGGCATCGTGGCGGCGGGGCTGGCGAAGAGCGGCATCGTCTATGTGCTCGCCGACGACAGCGTGAACGGCGCGACGCCGACGCTCTGGGCGAGCAAGGCGATCGCGCTGTGGCGCCGGCTCGAGGCGGATGCGCTGGTGGTGGAGGTCAATCAGGGCGGCGATATGGTGCGCACGGTGATCGACGGTATCGAAGCCGGCCTGCCGGTGAGGCCGGTGCGCGCCACCCGCGGCAAGTGGACGCGCGCCGAGCCGGTGGCCGCACTCTATGAGCAGGGCCGGGTCAAACATGTGGGTGCCTATCCCGAGCTCGAAGACGAGATGTGCGACTTTGCGAGTTCGGGATTGTCGAACGGAAGATCGCCGGATCGATTGGATGCGCTGGTCTGGGCGGTGGCCTCGCTGACGCCCGGACGGCGCGGGGATGGGCCGCGGATCAGGACGCTGTGATCTTCCACTGTCATCGCCGGCTTGACCGGGCGATCCAGTCGACACTCTCCCATTCGACGTCAACGCGATGCCTGCGTCTCCCGGATCACCCGCTTTCACGGGTGATGACAGTCAAAGAATATGGAACATGCCGATGTTCGAACGCCTGAAAGCCTATCTCGCAACGCCGGAGACGAAGGCGTCGCGCACGGCGAAACTGCTCGCGTTTCAGTATGAGGGGCGGGCGCGGTGGACGTCGAAGGACTACGCTTCGCTGGCGCGCGAAGGTTACATCGCCAATGCCATCGTGCATCGCGCGGTGCGGCTGATCGCGGAGAACGCCGCGGCGTGTCGCTTCATCGTGTTCGATGGCGCCGACGAGCGCGAGGCGCATCCGCTGGCGCAGCTTTTGACGCGGCCCAATCCGCGGCAGGATGGCAGCGTGTTCTTCGAGGCGCTCTATGCGCATCTTTTGCTGGCCGGCAATGCCTATATCGAATCCGTGACGCTGGATGAGCGCGTGCGCGAACTCTATGCGCTGCGGCCGGATCGCATGAAGCTGATCGCGGGCAGCGATGGCTGGGCCGAGGCCTATGAGTACAATGTCAATGGCCGCAGCCTGCGCTTCGACCAGGCCGCGGCCAAGGTGCCGCCGATCCTGCATCTGACCTTCTTTCATCCGCTCGACGATCACTATGGCCTGGCGCCCATCGACGCCGCGGCGACGGCGCTCGACACGCACAATGCCTCGGCCAAATGGAACAAGGCGCTGCTCGACAACGCGGCGCGGCCGTCCGGCGCGCTGGTCTATGCCGGCTCGGACAATACGGTGCTGTCGGATACGCAATTCGACCGGCTGAAGCGCGAGCTGGAGAACAATTACCAGGGCGCGATCAATGCCGGCCGGCCGCTGCTGCTGGAAGGCGGGCTCGACTGGAAGCCGATGGCGCTGACGCCGAAGGATATGGATTTCCTCGACGCCCGCCACACCGCCGCGCGCGAAATCGCGCTGGCCTTCGGCGTGCCGCCGATGCTGCTCGGCATTCCCGGCGACAATACGTTTGCGAATTTCGCCGAGGCCAATCGCGTGTTCTTCCGCCAGACCGTGTTGCCGCTGGCCACGCGCACCGGCAATGCGCTGGCGCAGTGGCTGGCTGGCGAATATGGCCAGGGCATGCGCGTCGAGATCGACACCGACCGCGTGGATGCGCTGGCGGGCGATCGCGTCGCGCTGTGGGACCGGGTGAACGCCGCGGCGTTCCTGACGCTGAACGAGAAGCGCGAAGCCGTGGGCTACGCGCCGGTGGAGGGCGGGGACAGGTTGGGGTAGGATCGCCACATGCCGCTCACTTACGTCATCCCCGATCTCCACGGTCGCCGTGATCTGCTCGATCTTGCGCTGGCGCGCATCGATGCGCACGCCGCCGGCGCCGCGGCGACGCTGGTGGTGCTCGGGGACTACGTTGACAAGGGGCCGGACACACGCGGCGTGATCGCGCGGCTGCGGGCAGGGATGCCGGCGCCGTGGCGGACCGCGGTGCTGAAGGGCAATCACGATGCGCTGATGGTGGCCGCGCTGCGCGGCGAGATCGCCATGGATGAGTGGCTGGAAAAGGGCGGCGATACCGCGCTTGCCTCTTACGGCGGTGATGCCGCCGACGTGCCGGTGCACGATATCGCCTGGCTCGACGGGCGGCCGTTGTTCTACGAGGATATGCATCGGGTCTATGTGCATGCCGGCGTCGATCCCGCACGGCCCTTGCGCAAGCAGGATCCGATGGTGCTGCTGACCAAGCGCTATGCCGATGACGACGACTGCGGCCTCGGCCCCAAGCATGTGGTGCATGGCCATGATCGCCATGCCGACGGGCCGCTGCTGCTGCACAACCGCAGCAATCTCGACACCAATGCCTGGGCCACCGGGCGGCTGGTGGTCGGCGTGTTCGACGACGATGTGCCGGGTGGACCGGTGGAGCTGATCGAGATCGCGCTTTAAGCGACGATATCGCGCCGCCGCCAAGGCGGCGTCTTTTCTGACAACTGGACGACGTAAGCACGCTGCCTCTCACGGGGCCGGCGTGCCTGCGGCCGAGTGTACATCATGACCGTGATCTCCGACCTGATCGACACGTTTCTCACCCGCGGCGATCTCGCGCATCTGGCGCTGTTCCTGTGGGCGTCGGTGGCGAGCCTGGCGGCGCTGTTCGCGCTGCGCGAACTGGCCGGTGCGTCGCGGCGGTTCGATGAATTCGTGCGGCAGCTCGCGCTGTTCAATCGCCGCGTTCGGCGGCGCGGGCGCAAGGCTGACGAAGAATCTCACAGCGATCGCGAATGATCGCGCTTCAAGGAGTGCGATGATGGACAGTTTGCATGACGTGCTGCGCTCGATCCGGCCGGAGACGAAGGCGGCGAAGGATCATCTGACGGTGTTCCGCGAATTCCTGGCGCATCTCGATGCGCTGCAACGCCAGGCGCCGCATGCGCATGCGCCGATGCGGCGGAAGGCGGCACGGCGCGGGAAGTAATTTCTTTCCCTCCCCACCACGCACGGCTTCGCCGCGCACGAGGGGAGAGAGTCCTCCAACACCGACATTGTTACTACATTCCCCGAGGCCGCCCATGCTTGCGCCCGCGCTTCCGCCTGCACGTCTGGCACTGACGCCGGACGGGCTCATCGAGGGCTATGCCTCGCTGTTCGGCGCCGTCGACCAGGCGCGCGACATGGTGATGCCAGGCGCCTTCAAGCTGACGCTGCAGCAGCGCGGGCTGCGCCGCATTCCGATGCTGTTCCAGCACGATCCCTCGGAGCCGATCGGCATCTGGCTGGAGCTGCGCGAGGATTTTCGCGGACTGTGGGCCCGCGGCAAACTGATCCCTGAAGTCACGCGGGCGCGCGAGCTTTACGCGCTGCTCAAAGCGGGCGCGGTGGATGGCCTGTCGATCGGCTATCGCACCCGGCACGGCGCCATCGATTCGAAGACGCGGATTCGTCGGTTGCATCAGGTCGATCTCTGGGAGATCTCGCTGGTCACCTTCCCGCTGCTGGACGGCGCCCGCGTCGATGCGGTGAAGCAGTCGCGTCTGCGCACGGCGGCCGAGCGGGAATGGCAGCAGCTTATCGGTTCGGGTCAGATCTCTTCAGGCGACGGCGCGGA